TTATCACTGCCCAAGGCACTCGCGACACTGTTATGGAAATCCTTATAACTGGTTATAATGCTCACCTAGACAAAGACGCGAAAGCAACCAAGTTTCTAGTGTCATTTTGGGGTTGTGTTGCCAGTGACAAGAAAGCACTAGCAAGCCTTCGCACTATGTTCAATCGAGTGTCTAAAAAGATTAACAAGGAACGTGGTGTTTCGGAGCTTGCTTGTACTATCAAAGACGGCAAAATAGTTGAAGTAACGCCACGCAACAAATCAGGCAAGGGTGGACAAGGTGAAGGTGAGACCGCCGATAATGGCTCAAGCGTTGAAACTATCAAAGCCGATAGCCTAGCCAAATATAAACTAGCTATGCGCCAACTCGAATCAATGCTCAAAGCCGAAAAGGACGAAAAGAAGGCCGAAGCACTGGATGTCGCCCTAAACCTATTAGCGAGCAAGTGCGCCTAGTATGACAATAACAGCTAAGCAGGGACGCTTTAGGCTGTTATAACCAGTTATAACTATTGACTCAGTAGTTATAACTGGTTATAATTATTAAAACTAAGTGAGGTAATCTATGAATAAGTTTACACAAAAAGCAGTGTTTAATCGGTTTATGCGCGAATATTACACGCATTATAATCATTATCTAGCTCAGGATATTGCGAGGCTCAAGCATATAGTTGAGAATGGGTACGATGGGTTACATGATGACCCTGTATATAATCTGATCTTGAAATATAAACAAGAGTATGAATTTAAATGCGAGGTTCTAACCGATCTACTGAATGAATTATTCTCGATCAAGTACCGAGCATTCTATACAAACTACGACCGCTCAAATATTATACTGGCTGAGAGATCGCTTGAGTTAGTAGGTAAGAGGTTGGAATTAGAACGTAAACTAAGAGGCGAGGAGGTGTAACATGGCTGGGTTTAAATTGTGGGAAGGGAACAGCTTGCTAACTGGCAAGCCTATCGTAGTGATCGTGACAATGGGTGGTAACAATCCCAAAACTGATAACGATTTCAAATCAATGGTGCAGACTTGGATATTGTGCCGAGATGTTGAGCCGAATATTGCTGTTAAAACTGGTGAAGATGAAGATGTTTGCGGTAACTGTATACAGCGACCAAGCCTAGGCGGTGCCTGCTATGTACGCACCTACCAAGCTCCGTTGACAATATGGCGAGCATATAAGCGGGGTAATTATAACTCAGTTATAAATCTCGAAAGCTTAAACGGTGCAGAGTTGCGACTGGGTAGCTATGGCGACCCTTCTGCCGTACCGTACGAGGTATGGCGCAATCTGATTGACAAGGTACAGCCTAGACTAATGACTGGATACACGCACCAAATGTCGCACCGAGCATTTGACAAGCGTATGGCTGATATCTGTATGATCAGTGCAGATACGCCCAAGGTCGCACTAAAGGCGCACGCTGAGGGATTCCGTACGTTTAGAATGACTAGCGACTCAACTCAGTTGCTACCGAATGAGATTGTATGTGTCAATGAAACTGAGGGTACTAGCTGTATAGACTGTGGTCTGTGCGATGGTGCGAATGACAAGCCGAACATCGCCATACTAGCGCATGGTTCTAAGGCGAGTAGTTATAATAAGAAGTATGAAAAGATCAATGTAATTAATTTATAACTAGTTATAAGGAGAAGTATGATGAATATGTATGAAAGAGAAAAGCGAGCGTATAAGTACCTAGCTCAGAAGAAGTACGAGCGAGAGTGCAAGGCTGATGAAAACTGGGAAGCTATAATTGTATCAGGTGCTGTACTATTTACAGTGATGTTGATGTATAAAACTGGGAGTGTGTTGTTATGAATTATTCAGTATGGGTAGGTGGCGTTGAGGTTAGTGCCAACCTAATGTATAAAAAGGAAGCCGAACGTGTAGCTAAGATGTGGCGCGCTGATGGCTATGAGGATGTGCAGGTGATGAGTTATGAGGGATATGTTGAGGGGTATGTGGCGTGTGTGGGCTAAATCACTGGGCGAGAAGTCTGGTGCTAGTGATCAAGAGGCTGATTGTATTGCGATTGTGCGTAGTATAATTGTAGGCTTGAACTTTATCACCTGTTTGTTTATAATCGCAGGTGTAATACATAATTGGTGAGGTGTAATATGAAAACTTATAGCAGTGCGTATGATGTAATAATTGAGGCGTGTCGAGAGGCAGACAAGATGGGTAATCCTGCTTGGCTTGAAGACATAATTGATATAGCTATTGATGTAGCTCCCGAGTTGATGGATTCTGAGGAGTGGCTGTCGTTATCTACTAAACTTACTGAGGAGAAGTACTAATGAGTGGTTTAGACTTAAGATATACAGTGTATGTGGATACAGTACAGGTAGAGGGTCGAGCTCTGACTAGGGATGAAGCTGAAAGTATAGCTGACTACTACGAGGGCGAGGGCTTTGAAGATATACAAATTTATGATCTATTTTTACAGGAGATAGTGTAATGGAAAAGGCTCATTTAAATCTAATCAAGTGGGGTCTCGAAGAGGGTTACTCTATCGAGGTGTATGGTGAAGAAGAGTATCTAGACTATGCGGGAGGTAACTATACTGAGGCTGTCGAGGCTGTCGAGGCTTGCGATGGTGGGCTGATACAGTTGGTCGTGCCTGATGGTGACCCTGTAGCGTGGTTCCGTTATGTATTCGACTGGAATCAAAACCCTGATGAGATCATTAATGATTGGGGCATCAATGAAGTTAGTGATGCTTGGGATAAACAGTACAATAATTTGAGAGGTAACTAGTGATGGAGTTTATTAATATGTTTGACAAGTGGATAAATGAGAGGGTGGCTAAGTCTATTGAGGAGCAGGCCAAACTACACGAGCGTGATGCTAATCGTATAGCTACACTGGAGCGTAAGGTATTGCAACTAGAAAGCGAAGCTATCAATAGGCTAGATTATATTGAGTTGCGGTTGCTACAGGTTGACACAGACCTTGCAGGTATTGATGAGCATAATGGCGATCTTGACTCCAGAATAGATGAGGTCGAGTATCTGACTAGTCATCTGAGGGTCAGGGTAGCTGAGGTTGAGGAAATTGACAGCGATGCCCAAGCTAAAGTGCGTAGGTATGTACGAGAATACTTTGACTCGGCTCATATTAAAGTAACGATTGACAAAGAAGTAATATAGTAGTTGACAGCTCCCCTTAATTATCTTACTATAGGGGAGATCTAATTAGGTACGGGTAATGGAAGAGGTAATTGATATGATAGTGTTTAGATATGCAAGTAAGAAAGAGTTGAAAGAGAACATCGGCAAGCCGTTAAAGTATTTAGAGACTAGCTTGTTTGGTGCTGAGTATGTCAGCGATGGTATGTTAACTGGTGCTAATCGCCCACATATAACTGGTCTGGGTAGAGAGTTCTTTGCTCAGGTAACTATGGAAAACAATTTAATAAAGGCGGTGAAGTAGTATGAATAAATATATAATCCACACAAATCTAGTCAAGACAAACACTTACAGTGTTGAAGCAGAAAACGCAGAGATTGCTAGAGATAAATTCTATGAGTGGAGCGATGTAACTGAGATTAGTTCTAAGCACCATACAGAAGACGTAGAAGAAATTTATATTGACCCGTTAGGAGAATGATGATGAATGATGTTCCAATTATATTTCAGTATTATACCAAGGCTAAAGCTGAGGCTACCTTTCCTTTAATCGAGGCTGACTCTACTGAGGCTGATATACGTCAGTCTGCTTGGGTCTATGCTTTAGACCTGATGCGTAATGACCCTGAAGTTTTGACTGAGGCTTTTATAGGCGAGTATTTAGATACTCTAGATGATATGCGTAGTTATCATGGTGCAGTCATTCAGGCTCTGGCTGATGAGGATTATGTCTCAATGGGTAAGTTAGTTGAGGAGGCTGTGGGTGGTCTTATCAATCGGACTGTTGACTATATTGAAGAACACATTAGAAACTTGGAGGTTTGATATGGCTGTTCATGTATTAGGCAGAGTGTTAGCTAATGAGTTTCGCAGTGGTGTTGGTTTTGATATTGAGTTTACTAATAGCCGACCTGTCTGGACTTATGATGCTAGTAACGGTGAGTTGAATGTAATGTGTTTTGAGGGTGTAGTTATACTGGTTCCTTTCTTCACCCTATTGTTTGGTAAAGTATATTCTGTGGAGGATTTGTGATATGAGTAAGGTATTGTACGATGAGTTGATGGAAGCTATCAAGCTGTCTATGGATACAGTGGAAAGCTTTGAAGATGAGATGGTGTTATATAATCTAACTTGTGAGTTGTCCCAAGCTTACCCTCTACTACGGGGAACAGGTTGTGAATAGTGGGTGGGCGAAGACACATCACTCATGTGATAGATGTAGTAGCAGTGATGGTGCATCGACCAATCATGATGGTTGGACTACGTGCTTTAGTTGTGGTGAGCGTTATAATTCAGGACAGTCTTATAACTCAGTTATAACAGAAAACATAGGAGTAGTTAGTATGGAAGTAGGGCGAGGCAGGCATCAAATGATACGTAGTATCACTAAGGATACTTGCGAGAGGTACGGTATCAGTGTTGATGGTAGTGATATAATCTTTGAGTATCGTGATAAGGACTCTATGGTCTGTGCTCAGAAGGTTCGCATTGGAAGCAAAGAGAATCAGCGTAGCTTTGGTGTATGGGGAGAGGGTGTGTTATTTGGACAGCACTTGTTCCCTAAAGGTGGTCGTTACTTAACCATTACTGAGGGTGAGTTCGATGCCGCGAGTGCTTATCAAATGAGTGGTAGTAAGTACGCATCAGTGTCTATAAAGAACGGAGCGCAGTCAGCACTTAAGGATTGTAAGTCTCAGTATGAATGGATAGATAGCTTCGACAATGTGATTGTCTGCTTCGACTCTGATGAGGCAGGGCAGACCGCCGCCAAAGAGGTAGCCTCTCTGTTTGCAGGTAAGGCTAGGATTGTCAAGCACCACCCTGATTATAAGGATGCTAACGACTATCTTGAGCATGGCAGGGCTGATGATTTCAAGACAGCTTGGTGGGGTGCTGAGATACATACACCTGATGGCATCATAGCAGGTAAGACATTGTGGGACGCTGTTAATCAGCCTGTAGAGAAGGCTTCTGTTCAGTATCCTTGGAATGGTTTGAATGATCTTACATACGGGATACGGGGCTATGAATTAGTGACGTTGACGGCAGGAAGTGGTGTAGGTAAGAGTCAAGTGATGCGTGAAGTGTTGTATCATGTGCTTCAGAACTCTGGAAGTAACATAGGATGTATATTCTTAGAGGAATCAGTCACTAAGACTGCTCAGTCGTTGATGTCACTACACTCAGGGAAAAGATTGCACATTCCTACAGTGGAATCGACTGAGGAGGAGCGAAGAGATGCTTTTAACGCTACTCTAGGTACTGATAGGCTGTTCTTCTACGATCACTTTGGTTCCACTAGTGTTGAGAACATAGTAGGGCAGGTTAGGTATCTATCTAAGGCTCATGACTGTAAGTATGTGTTCCTAGATCACTTATCTATCATTGTATCTGCTCAAGAGAACGGTGATGAGCGTAAGGCTATTGATGAGGTGATGACTAGGCTCCGTATGTTGACTCAGGAGACAGGTATTGCTCTGTTCTTGGTATCCCACCTGCGTAGACCATCAGGTAAGGGTCATGAAGAAGGCGCGGCTACTAGCTTGGCTGACTTACGTGGCTCCGCCAGTATTGCACAGCTATCTGATATTGTTCTTGGCTTTGAACGTAACGGGCAGGCTGATGATATAGAAGAAAGGAACACTACGTATATCAGAGTTCTTAAGAATAGATTCAGTGGTGAGACAGGCTTGGCTACTGCTGTATCATACAACCAAGATACAGGAAGGATGTCTGAGGTATTACTAGAAGGAGAAGTGTTATGAGATGCGCGGCGTGCAACAAGATTATGAGCGAGTTCGAGTTGGTTATGAAAGCCCCTGAGACTGGTGAGTTTGCTGATCTATGTGGGGTATGTTACAATATAGCCTTTGATCTGGAAGATAAAGACGAAACAGTTGCAGAGATAATAGGAGATATAACTAATGAGCAAGATTGGTGATGTTATAATTACGGTAGAGGAGCATGGGTATGATTACACTAGACTTGGAAACAAATCTTTCACACAATACGATATGGTGTGCAGGAGTACAGAGGCACAACCAAACAAACGCTACACTGCTGTTCGAGAAGCAACCCTTAGAGCAGATGTTATCTACTGCCGATGGCTTAGTGGGTCACAACATAGTGTTCTTCGATCAGGAAGTCTTGAAGAATTGTTGGGGACTTGATTCTAAAGTACCTGTATGGGATACCCTAGTGTTGGCTAGACTGCTCGACCCTACACCTGTAGGCGGTCACAGTTTAAGCGAGTGGGGTAAGCGTATCGGCTATGCCAAGATGGACTTTGATGCTGAAGACTTTGATGGCGGGTACACTGATGAGATGGGTACGTATTGTAAGCGTGATGTAGAAGTAACTACTAAGCTTTATCACTACCTCTTATCTAAGCTAAAGCAGAAAGGCTTCAGCGATTACTCGATACAGCTAGAGCATGATGTTGCACAGATAACAGCACAGCAAGTACGTAACGGCTTTAAGTTAGACATGGCTGTAGCTACCAAGTGGCAGGGTGATATGTCTGTACGCATTGATGAGATAACTAGGGAACTGCAAGATAGATTCCCACCTATCATTACCATCAGGGTTAGTGAGAAGACAGGTAAGAGACTTAAAGACCACGTTGAACACTTTAATGTAGGGTCACGACAGCAGATCGCAAAGAGGTTATCTAAGCTTGGAGTCAAGTGGAAAAAGAAAACACCTAACGGGTCTCCTGTTGTTGATGAGAGTACACTGTCAGAGATTGACTTGCCCGAAGCTAAGTTATGTGCTGAGTATCTTGGTCTTGTCAAATTAAAAGGTATGGTAGACAGTTGGCTCAAGTATGTAGACCCTGAGACACATCGCATTCATGGTTATGTCAATAGCTGTGGTGCTGTGACAGGTCGTATGACTCATAACAAACCTAACCTCGCACAGATACCTAGCCTTAAGATTGCTAGAGAATGCTTCACTGTTGAGGATGGTAATGTTCTTATTGGCTGTGATGCTAGTGGTCTAGAGCTAAGATGCTTGGCTCATTATATGAACGATGATGAGTACACTAAGCAGATACTTGAGGGTGATATACACTCGTTCAATCAACACGCGGCAGGGTTGCCTGAACGTAGCATGGCTAAGACTATGATCTATGGTTTGATCTATGGCGCGGGTGATGCCAAGCTTGGGCAGATTGTAGGTGGTGGTTCTAAAGAAGGTAAGAAGATACGTGATACTTTCCTTACAAAGCTACCATCACTGCGTAACCTAATCAATAAGGCTAAGGGTGTAGCTCAACGTACCAAACGAATCAATGGTCTTGATGGCCGTATGATTAAAGTTGACGAGGATTACAAGGCACTCAACAGATTGCTACAGAGCTGTGGTGCTATTGTTATGAAGGTTGCTGTACGTAACTGCTGTAATAAACTCGATGAGCTTGGTGTATTCTACAAGCTTGTTGCTCAGGTACATGACGAGTTTCAGATAGAGGCTCGACCTGAAGATGCTGATGTTGTGGGTAGTGTGGCACGACAAGCAATCATAGATGCGGGTGTTGAGCTTAAGATGCGCTGTCCTATGGATGCAGAGTATCGTGTTGGTTATAATTGGAGCTCGACACATTAATTATTTTACGATAAGACTTTACAGGAGGTTGAATACATGCTATAATATTACTATAAAGTTAAATAATTAATTAACTTTCAATGAATTACGTTTAATGTAATCTAAAGAATGTAACATAATCTTAATAGTTAAATACAAAGGTAAATTAATATGAACGATAAACCAGTAGTAGTATCATGTGAACTTCATTGGCCATTCTTGAACAAGCCTAACGATATGTCAGGTAAGTATCAGGTGGACATCAGTAAGCTATCCTCAAAGGCAGTTGAAGTACTGTCCTCTATGGGCATTGCAGTTCGCAACAAGGGCGATGATCGCGGTAACTATGTTACTGTTAAGTCAAACAACCCAATCAAACCTGTCTTCTCTGCTACAGACGAGGTAGACTCTTCACTCATAGGTAATGGTAGTAAAGCTAACGCCGCTATCAAGCCTTATCATTGGGACTTTAAAGGCAAGCAAGGTACATCAGCGAGTCTATCCAAGCTTCTCATTACTGAGGTAGCTGTGTATGATAAGGATGGAGATGGCGGAGCTATCGACATGGATGATGTAATCTAATGTTACTCATTGATGCCGACATTCTAAGTTATAGAATAGGCTTTGCCTGTCAAGACGAGACAGCGGAAACAGCGTTCTCTCAATTGAATAACTTGGTGTTGGATATATTGGTACGGAGCTGTGATGATGCGGCTCCTTATCAACTTTACCTAACAGGCAAAGGAAACTTTAGGAATGATCTTGCCACGATCAGACCATACAAAGGAACTAGAACATCTGAGAAGCCCTCCCACTTCTACTTGTTAAGAGATTACATGATAGATAACTGGGATGCTATTGTTGTTGAGGGTCAGGAAGCTGATGATGCTATCGCTATCGAGGCAACCTCTCAGGGTAAGGACACTGTGATAGCTAGTGTAGATAAGGACTTTCTTCAAGTACCTTGCAGACACTTCAATCTAACTAAGTATGAGTGGTCTGTGGTTGATGAGTGGGAAGGTCTTTACTTTCTATACAAGCAAATGCTTACAGGTGACCGAGTAGATAACATACAAGGTTGCGTAGGTATCGGTGAAGTAAAAGCGACAGCCGCTCTTGAGTGGTGTGAAACAGAAGAAGACCTATACCAAGCTGTCTTGACCTGTTACAAAGGTGATGTAGAAGCAGTGTATGAAAACGCCAGACTGCTTTACCTACGCAGGTATGAAGATGAGTGGTGGGTAGACCCTAACTTACGAAAGGATGAGCACAACTCTAAGAACCCTATCGGAGGATTACCGCCACAACCCCCGTCTTCAGCAGACATCGACACTAAAGAGAAGCTTCAAGTAAGGGTAGGATAATGGCAAAGAAACCCAGAGTACCTAGAACTAGAGCAGGAGGTAAGTGGACAGAGGCAAGGTATTGGGGATTCATACGTTCAGCGTTAAGAGATGCGAACCGTAGATTCCCACCTAGATATGCCGCTAAAGCACTGGCTAAGAAAGCAGTAGTTGGTAAGCGGCATCGCTTCGAGTTCCAATGTGCTTGTTGTAATGAGTGGTTTAAGGATAAAGAAGTACAAGTAGACCACATCGTACCTGCGGGTACATTACGCAAGTATGAAGACCTCCCTAAATTTGTAGAGAATATGTTCTGTGAAGTTGATGGATTACAGGTGTTATGTAAACCCTGCCATCAGGAGAAGACAAACGCAGAGCGTGAGGAGCGTAAATCAAATGACAGTTAGACACTTAGTAATACCAGATACTCAATGTAAACCAGATCAATCCTTCGACCATCTTGAGTGGGCAGGTAAGTACGCCGCCGCCAAGAAACCAGAAGTAATTGTACATCTCGGCGATCATTGGGATATGCCTAGTCTTTCAATGTATGATGTAGGTAAGAAGTCCTTCGAGGGTAGACGCTACACCAACGACATCGAGGCAGGGCACAGAGGTATGGAAGCATTCCTACGTCCGATCAGGGCAGAGCAACAAAGGCTACGTCAGAACCGCAAGAAAGTATGGAACCCTCGTCTTGTTTTTCTAGTAGGCAACCATGAACAACGCATCGAACGTGCTATTGAGAACGATGCCAAGCTAGATGGCTTGATAGGGTACGAAGACTTTAAGCTTGATGAATATGGTTGGGAAGTGTATGACTTTCTAGAACCTGCCATCATTGATGATGTAGCGTACTGCCACTACTTTACTAGTGGTGTCATGGGTAGACCAGTAAGTAGCGCACGATCTATGCTAACCAAGAAACACCAAAGCTGTATAATGGGACACGTTCAAGATAGAGAGTGTGCCTATTCCAAGAAAGCAGACGGTACTAGAATCACAGGATTGTTTGCAGGGATATATTATGCCCATGATGAGGACTATTTAAATCATCAGACCAACGGAAGTTGGAGTGGAATATGGATGTTACACGAAGTTAATAAAGGACAGTTTGATGAGATGCCAGTATCAATGTCCTATTTGGAGAAGAAATATGGCACTAACATTTAATGATATATGCGAACGTCTTAAACATCTAGACGAAATCACACTACTAGAAGTATTAGATATAGCCAGTGAAGATATTGTTGATAAGTTCAAAGATAAGATTGAAGACAGATACGAAGAACTTGAGGAGGAATTGGAATGAGTATTGATGATGCTACCCCCGCAGAGTGGGATAGAGTTGCAGGTAAAGGACACTCTGCCGCCTTTCTTAGCTATAAGAACATGGCTGAGAAGGAGGCTAGAGAGATAAACTCAGCGGTAGAAGAACCACCGCATTATAACAAAGGTGACGTTGAGTGTATTGATGCTATTAGGGCATCTATGGATAGGACATCTTATAGTGGTTATCTAAAGGGCAACACCTTAAAGTACCTTTGGAGGTACACATACAAGAAGAAACCTTTAGAAGACTTACGTAAAGCTAAGTGGTACTTAGATAAACTAATAGAAGAACAGGAATAATTATGAAGGTTATTGATGGTAAGTTCGACAAGGAAGCCGCCACTACTCTTGAGAAATTAAGAGCCGCTGTAGATAGCTTACAGCTAAGAGAAGATGACACAGATACAGAGTTCTTCATAGTGGCGTACAATAAGGAAGGTTACCTAACAATAGGAACTAGCGTAAGTATTGCTGAATCTATATTCTTAATAGAGTCAGCCAAGCTAGGCCTATTGTCGGGAGAGCCGACCACTTCAGAATATCTACAATAGGAGAATAGTATGTCAGGTAAAGGAAGCACTCCAAGACCTATACCAAACCCAGAGAAGTTTGAATCTAACTGGGATGCAGTATTCGGAAAGAAAGATAAACCCAAAGACAAATCAAAAGATAAAGAGGTAAAGAAGTAATGGACGTATATCAAAGTTATATTCACAAGAGTAGGTACGCACGTTATCTTCCTGAAGAACAACGAAGAGAAACTTGGGACGAGACAGTAGATAGGTATATCTCATTCTTTAAAGACAGAGGTGGTCTTGACAATAAGACAGGTGAGGAGCTGAGAGAAGCAATCACAAACTTAGAAGTTATGCCATCAATGCGAGCGTTAATGACAGCAGGTGACGCACTAGATAGAGATAACGTAGCAGGTTTTAATTGCAGTTACCTACCTATAGATCATCCTAAAGCATTCGATGAGATGATGTATGTATTAATGTGTGGTACAGGTGCAGGCTTTAGTGTCGAGCGTCAGTACATAAACAAACTTCCAGAAGTATCAGAGGATTTCCATGACACAGACACAATCATCCACGTATCCGATTCTAAGATTGGATGGGCTAAAGCCTACCGAGAACTTATCACAATGCTCTATAGTGGTCAGCTTCCTAAGTGGGACTTATCTAGAGTTCGAGCTTCAGGGGAACCCCTTAAAACCTTCGGTGGTCGAGCAAGTGGCCCTGAACCTCTCGAAGACTTGTTCAAGTTTACTGTTGAGGTCTTTCGGTCTGCCGCAGGTAGAAGACTCTCTTCCATCGAGTGCCACGATATCTGCTGTAAGATCGCACAAATCGTCATCGTTGGAGGAGTCAGAAGATCAGCTCTTATCAGTCTCAGTAACCTCACTGACGACCGCATCCGAAGAGCAAAGTCAGGACAATGGTGGTTAGATAATCCACAACGCGGACTAGCTAACAACAGTGCGTGTTACACAGAGAAGCCTGACTTCGAGGCGTTCTTAAACGAGTGGTCGAGTTTGTATGAAAGTAGAAGTGGTGAGCGTGGTTTCTTCAGCAGGGTAGCGAGTCAACGACAAGCTGAGAAAAACGGAAGACGAGATTCTAACTACGACTTTGGTACTAACCCTTGTAGTGAAATCATACTACGACCTAATCAGTTCTGTAACTTGTCAGAGGTTGTTGTCAGGGCAGATGATACAAAAGAAACATTAAAGAGAAAGGTACGCCTTGCAACAATACTAGGTACATTGCAGGCTACGCTGACAGACTTCAGATATCTACGTAGTAAGTGGAAACAGAACACTGAAGAAGAAGCACTGCTTGGAGTATCTATGACAGGTATCCAAGACTGTAAACTAACTAACGGAGCAAAGAATGGACTACCTAAACTACTTGAAGAGCTTAAAGCAGAAGCTGTGGGGACTAATAAAACGTGGGCACGAAAGCTTGGTATCAATCAAGCCACTGCAATTACTTGTGTTAAACCTAGTGGCACTGTGTCTCAGCTTGTTAACAGTGCTAGTGGTATTCACGGCAGATTCTCCCCTTACTACATTCGCCGCGTTCGTGCTGATGTTAATGACCCTTTATGTCGCGTACTTAACGATGCAGGAGTAGAGTCTGAGATAGATAATAGATCACCATCTACATTAGTATTTAGCTTCCCTCAAAAAGCACCGAAAGGAGCTGTGATGTCTGCGTCACAAACGGGAATGGAACAGTTGGAGTTATGGGATGTTTATCAGAAACACTGGTGTGAGCACAAACCATCTGTTACAGTCTATTATCGTGATAGTGAGTTCCTTGATATTGGTAGTTGGCTTTACAATAACTTCGATACTTGTAGCGGTGTTTCGTTCCTTCCTTTCAGTGAGCATTCGTATGAGCAAGCACCTTACGAAGAGATTAACAAAAAGAAATATGACGAGCTTGCTAAGAAGATGCCTAAAACAATTGAGTGGGACATCACAGAAGACAGCGACAAGACTGAAGGATCACAAACATTAGCATGTGTTGGAGGATCATGTGAGATTTAAGTAGATAAAAGAAAGCCCCTATACCATGACGGTGTAGGGGCTTTTTAGTGTGTCCTTACTTCTTGATAGTCTGCGCTATCTTCTCTCCACTTCGACCTACGACATAACCGCCAAGGCCTAATTGTAAAAGCATCCATGCTTCATCCCTGAGAGGGCTTGCTAGTAGTCCTAGCGAATCTCCAACAGCAAGTACCAAGAAGGTTAACATTGTTATCGGTCTCCAAGAAGACGCTAACCAGTTACTTGAACTAGCCTCACTGTTTACTATGTTGGCACGTGCAGTTAACGCTTGTGTCTCGTAATCAAACACCTGTTGCATTGCCGCCGCCTGTACTTCTAACATCTTACTCTTAGCAGTTAAGCGTTCCTCATCGGACGTATGTAAATCGTCAACAAGCTTTGCCGCAGGTTTAAATATGTTTGCAATTAAATCTGTTATGCCTATCATTATTCCTCCAATAGTGCAGGGATTATTGGGAATGATTTACCCACATCTCTAAGCACTTCCATAATTACATCTTCAGGTGCTAGACTCCCTGACAGTATCGCACTAATACCACCCATTGCATCGTTAAACTTCGAGGCGGCTGGGCCAAGTAATACGGTAGTCGGGTCAACACCCCAGTTACTAGCACGCAGAGGATCAACCGCAAACGACAAGCCACCAATGTAAGTGATCGCAGACAGAGTATGTTCTATCGGGTTTCTATCTTCCCACTTTTCTATGTCACCTGTCTTAGCAAATTCTCGCAGAGCAGATGCCATTATCTGTGTAGCTAACATCATACCTATGTAAGGTGCAATAATAGCCGCTTGCTTAATCTTGTCTTGTGACGTACCGTTAGCAACCATCTGGTTATACCAACCTTTCATCACTACGTTGTTGAACACAACAGCAAATGATTTAAGTTGAGCCAACAGCTTGAACCTCTCATCTGACATCCATGCAGGTTTCTGTACCATACGAGGACGCATTACGGTATCTTCAACAACATTAAGGATACCCATCTTAAACTGCTCTCTATAGAACTTGTCTTTCCTACCACCTCTACGGTGCCAGTTGTAAGCTTCATTCATATTAAGACCTGCTTCCGCAAACTTATCGCTTATTCTAAGTTGCTCCTCTAGATTACCAGAGGCTACAGCATCAGAGTACAGCGCAAGGTCTGACCTAAATGCTTGCTCCGCCATTATAGCCGCAGTCATTCTTAATGATTCAGTCCACTGTGGTGTTAGCGTCATGTTATAGAAGAAGTTTTCAAAGTTAGTAATTCTTCCCCCAATCTCATTGTCACCAATACGAGCCGCCGCAGTATTCCTTAACTCATAGAGACTAATCCCTAAGTCTTCTATGATGCCTTGTTCTACAAGCCGACTAGCTTCCTGTGAAGACAGACCACGACCATGCTTAAACTGTTGCTTTATAATCTTAGCTGTTAGTTTACCCGCAGTAGTTATAGTCTTAGCCGTCTGTCCTGTTTTAGAGGTCACAACGAAGACCTCAGCCAAAGAAGGAAGAATAGATAGGGGTAGTAAGGTTACGGATAAACCCGCTCTAATCGCATTCTGAGCCGTTCTAAGGGCAGTCCCGTTAGATGTATCTAAGTTACGCTTAGGAATACGCTGAGATAAATTCATTGAATCAGCCATCTCATTTAACGCAAGCTTGGCATCAAACTTCTTGCCTTGCTTCTTAGCATCTTCAATAACATCGTAAAGCTCTGCGTAGAATAGTTCGTTCTCTGATCCAAAAGTCTTAGCGTGTCCTAGTCTTTCTCCCATCATATCATAATAAGAAAAGATAGACTCTTGAACACTAGTCTTAGGATCAAGCCAGTTGTTCCAGAAGTCTTGAGGTAACTCAGCCAACATACGATGTGTTTCAACAGCGTTCTGCTTGTTTACCTTCGCTCCTGACGTAAGGCCTCCCCTGCCTACTGCACCTTCCTTGCCTCTAGCAACAATCTTCATTGCTTTTGCGTATGCTTTCTTTTCAGATAGTCCTTCTTTCTTTTGTATTTCTTTAGACTTAGCCTCTACCGCTGTCTTAAAAGTATTAGCTACGTTAACGTCAGTTTCATTACCAAAGTGCTCGTAACCTTGCTCTTCAATCCTACCAACATAAGCTTCGATCTTGTCTCTAGACAGGTCTAACCCATTAGCTTCGGCTTCAGCAACAGCCTGCTGAATAAACTCAGACCTATTAGACTTAATCTTCTTGTAGTCTAGTCTTCCTAGTAGGGGGAAATAAGTACCTCCCTCATACAGAGTAGTATCAATACCTACAGTCTTAAGGTCGTTCTTAATTGTCAAGTCTAAGAACGTAGCTAACTGGTTGGATGCTTTCTTCTGCGCTTCATTAAGTTTAGAATAGGCTTCATTCTTTAATTCTTTGTTATCTTTACTGTCTTCAGGCATAACACGATGGTCATGTACAGCTTGAGCTTCTTCCTTACTAAGCTCCATAAAGTCTCTAATGCCTTTATTGTAGGATGCTTTGTACTGCATAGCATTAAAGTGAACAGGAGTTACACCTATTCTACGCCCGTAGTCACCAGTAGTTTGTTGAAACTTAGCCGCTAACGCTCTAGCTTTAGGTGTGTTAACTCTACCTACAAACTGTGCAGGTTTATCACCTAAGATAGGAGCTAATAATCTATTATATAAATGAGCCGCTTTAGTTTCAGTTACTGGAATCTTTTCGTAATTCTTAACCCACTTAACATCCGAGTCAGGTTTGTATTCTAAGATACCTTCTTCAAGTTGCTTTGCTACAGATAAGTCAGCGTTGTTCTGTGCCTTAGTCATAATGCTTCCACCTACCCCAAAAGGTAAGCCTAAGACACCACCGACAAGACCTTCAATAGCAGACTCTTTCATAGCTTCTTGGATATCAAGCTCATCCCAATAACTAGTAGCATTACTAGCGGCTAGTGTTGTACTGAAATCCTGCACAGCTTCAGTAGCACCAGACGTTAACATAGCAGTACCTACACTACGCCCAAGACCTGCTCCTCTACCTGCACCTTCTCTAAGATACTTAACTGCTAAGTCTGTTTTACCTGCTTCAAGTGATTTAAGAACTTCAGGAGACATTTGCTTAATAGCGGGTGTCATGGCTT